TGCTTTGGAAAATTTTTCATTTATTTAAATAAACGTTTATTGTTGACTACTGTGTTAATGAATTGCTTATCTAGTTCAGAGTAGGCTTGTTCAGTAAATTGATTTCTTGAAGTATTATGTATTTCTTCTAACCCAATCACACATCCAATTAAACCCATTACAGCGTCAAAGTTACCTTCAAGATTAAATGCTATTAACTGCTGTATTAAAAATGGATCAATGATTAAATCTAAATTTCGTTTTATAACATCGTTTACAGATTCTCGTTCCTGTAATAACCAGGTACATACATATTGTAACGCTTCCCATTTAATCTTGTCGTTAAACATTGGATACCCGTATATAACAGAAGGGTTCGTATTAAAAGAAGCTTTACGATTTAATACTGTAGTTGGTTGGGCAGCTAATAAATCTAGTCGTTTGATCTTTTCAAAATAATCTTTTACGTTACCAATTGCATTCTCGAAATAGATCTTAGCGTTTCCATAAAATAAAGATAGTTTATAAAGAATCTCATTAACTTCGGATGCCCCTAAATAGGGACGCCCCACGTACGAAGCTACAATCTCATTGTGACCTACCGTAGTGGGGTATTTGTTTGTTTTCATTACGTAAATAGCAGCGAAAGATTCACCACTATTAGTATTATCTCTAAATGGGTCGCAGCCAATCACGTACGATCCTGAAGGAGTTCTCCCATTTTCAATATATGGAAATTCGTATATTACCACAGATCCTTCAGTATCGTCATGTTTCCACGGATACTCATTGATAGCATTAGCTTCCTCATCTAGAACATAATCAATCCCATTATAATAGGATGTAGGATTAAAAGATAATTTAACTTTCTTTTCAGTTAACTCGTAGACATTAGACTCTCGGACTTCTTGCAGTCTTCGTGTCAACTCTATAGAAGGAAACAAAGAAGAGGACTTTGCAAGGAACATTTCAGAAGGAACCAAAGGTCTGTACTGAATCATCTTATGAAGTTCTTGCGAACCTTTAGAAGATGTACGAGCACGATTCCGTTCTGTAATCCAGTAGTTTTTAGCCGCAACCTCGTCTGTATATCCTGTTTTTTTATCCTTGTATCTGTTGATAGACAAATACGCAGGTATAAAGAAGCCTATTCTGCCTCTGCCTTCCCATTCATCAGGAAAATCAAAGATATCGTATGCAGCAGGATTATAGAACATTTGTTGAGCATCTAGAGTTCCACTATCCATGTCACCTCCCGTACCCATCATTCATAGCATTCCGGTCTTACGATCACCATCTTGCAAGTTATCACGGGTGTTCATAAACACCTGTTTCAGCAAACTAAACATACCGATTTCTTCAAGTACAATTAATAAGTTACGTGCTCCTTGGTCTGCAAAAGGATTATCCTTAAAAGATCTATGTTTTATCATAGACTTAGATCCTTCGTCTTTCCAACCTCCTGGATACTTTCTTTTGTACTCAGCAGTTACTTGCTTACCAACAATCCAAGAACCAGTATATTGTTTAGTAAGAGGAGATGGATAGTACTTTCCATTTATAATCTTAGCACCTGGTAATCTATCTAATCCTGACTTAGTCTTGTTTAGGAGTAGTCCAGACTTTTGAGAATCTTCAGCTCCTACAGTTATATCTACCGTATTAGGATACTTAATAGTGTGTTCATCATACTTTACCGCTCCATCAAAAATCCATTCTTTTAATACTATTCCCTCTCCAGCTATATAGGACTTACCAGTATCTCGAGAACCCAATACAAGGCCATTCTTCATCTGATTCTCGAACAGAGCTCTTCCTTTATGATAGTTGTGAAATGATGTTAAGTTAGTAAGAGGGTGAACAAATTCTTTACGAGTTCCATCAGGTCTAATAGTATTAGGGTACTCATTTAATAGATACTCGTCTGTAACATCTGGTATAAGTAATGCGTAGTTAGAAGATAATTCTGTATCTAATTCGAATCCGGAAAATCCTCTACAAGCAGTGTAATAGTTAAATACCTTTCATTCTAAATCCCGTAATCAAGGCCTGTCGTAACTCTTATGATTCGAGTTCCCTTTATTTAATTGGATAGTCCCTAAGTTCGTATAAAAATAAAGGTTGGGGACCATATAATGGCCACCCAACCAATGTCCTTCAATACTTCTTTGTTTCTGTTCCCTTCAAAAATTTACGTAATCATTAGACGCAGGATGTAGATCCGGTATTTCAATAATAAATTCTTGTGGATTTAATATCATTATTCTGGTTGATATTGAGCTGGATCAGCCGGTTGATATCTAGGTTCAGTATCGTGAATTGTAACTTCAGATAGTATCAACATATTAGCTGCCGATACAGCATTAGTTAATGCTTCAACTACCACTAGGGTAGGATCGATAATTCCTGCCTTCGACATATTTTCATATTTGTCAGTAGCAGCATTATACCACATATCCTCAGTTACCTTAAACAAAATATCTTTTGGCTCTTTTCCAGCATTTGTTATAATCTTATTAAATGGAGCCCTCAATCCACCCTTGAAGACATCTAGAACAGGTTTTACTTCTGGAGTCGAGTTGAGTCTTGTAGAAATATCGTAAAGAGTTTGCCCTCCACCAGGTACGTATCCTTGTAGAATAGCAGCTCGCGTAGCTTTAATAGCATCATCAATACGATCTTTCTTTTCGTTCATTTCTGTCTCAGTTGCAGCACCTACATAAAGAACAGCGACTTTCGCAACAAGTTTAGCTAATCTTTCTGTCATTTTTTCTACATCCCATTCGTGAGTAGCATTCTGAAGTTTACCTCGAACTTCATCTGCACGCTGTTGAATGAGTACTGGATCTCCAGCTGGCTCAATGAAAATAGTCTCATCCTGGGAAACTATAATCTTTTTGCATGTACCTAACTGACTAATTGTAAGATCTTCAATTCGCATAGCCTTTGCGTCTGTAACTAATTCAGCTCCAGTTAACACGGCTAAGTCCTGTAAAATCTCCATTCTTCTATCTCCGTAAGCGGGGGCTCGCACAGCAACTACAGGAAATCCATTCTTCAGCTTATTTATGGCTAATAGAGATAGCGCCTGAGCTTCTACTTCGTCTGCAAGTATAACTAAAGGTCTGGAGGCACGAGCGGCCATTTCCAGAATCGGAACTAACTCCTGGATAGTTCGCAGCTTTTTATCCGTTAGAAATATAATTGGATTTTCGAACACCGTTTCCATTCGTTCTGGATTAGTGACGAAATAAGGAGATAGAAATCCCTTGCTAATAGAAACACCATCTACTATTTTAGTATAGGTTTCATTGGTTCTAGATTCTTCTACGGTGAGGATTCCATCTTTACCTACCTGATTAAAAGCTTCTCCAATAAGTGTTCCAATAAACTTATCGTTATTAGCTGATACGGTAGCAATTTCTGTAATCTTACTACTATCTACCGGAGTAGACATGGCGTATATTTCTTTTGTCGTAACTTCAAGTAAATGCTCGAACTGACGTTTTACGTCAATTGGAGATATATTACTATTACGTACCAAATCTACAGCTCCATTGACAAATGCTTGAGCAAGTATGGCAGATGTAGTGGTACCATCGCCTGCATTACGAGATGTACGTAAGGACGACTGATTTATAATTTGTGCTCCTAAATTTTCAATAGGATCCACTAATCTAATTGATTGAGCAACAGTTACACCATCTTTTGTTACACCTGGAGTACCATATTTATCAATAACTACATTTCTACCTTTTGGGCCTAATGTTACACCTACTGCATCAGCAAGTATGTTAGCCCCTTTAATTAACTGATCCTGTGCTGTAGGATTAAATGTTACTATTTTGTTTATCATTCTTCTTTAAATTTTAGTAGTATTAATCTACTACATTCTCTGTTATCTTATAGTTTTTGTCTCTCTTAGGAAGAGGAGTTCCCTCAGATTTTTCTAACTTATTTACAAACCTTCTATTCTTTTTTCTATCCCACAACTTAGCAGATTCTTCTGCATAAATGTCCTCTTTGAGATCAAAAGAACTATATACTTGGTTTTGGTGATGTGGACTCGGCATAACCAGCAGTAGTAGTTATTGATAAATATGGTACTCCAGGTGTAACAAAAGATGGTGTAACTGTTGCTCAATAAATTAGATTAGTGGATCCTATTGAAAATTTAGGAGCACAAATTATAAATCAGTCGTCCTTACGTACATCTCGTAATGC